AACAACTAATATTATGCATTTTCATTTGACCTGCTGAACGACTACAATAACTACTTCTTCGTTTTGCTGACTTACTTCCAGGCTTTACCTTACCAGTTACTGCTGTCTTTAACTTAGAACCGGGATTCATTCTTCTATATGCTTTAACACCAGCTTGCGTCATTCCAGCTCCAGACTTAGTAGAACGAAAATTTCGTTTGTTCTTAGCTGGCATATTTCCTTGTTTGCGGGCCATCTTATAATCCCATTCTTAATCTTACTTTATCTAACTTTTCTTTTAAGTCATCTATTTCATTGTAAATATGTTTTAGATGTTGGTCTACACTAACAGATTTACTTTCTTTTTTCTTTACTTTTTTAACCTTTTGTTCTGGCATTATTTACCCCAAACCATACGGATTGCTACAGATAAAATGTCCATACTTTCTTTTGCAATTTCTTGCTTTTCTTTTGCGCTAAGTTTCCCATCTTTCATAGCTTCATTATATTTTTCAGCTACTTCTTTAAACTCTTTTAAGATAGGTCTCCACTTTACAGCAACTACACTCATGTAACCACCAATTAAAATAGCAACTAAATAAGCTGCGTTACTTAATGATAACCATTCCATTATTTATTCTCCTTTAGTATTTGTTTGATTTCTGCAATGTCTTCCATCATTACATCTAGTTTGTAAGTTATTAAATTTCTATCAGCAACCATCTCTCTTTTATCTGCTTTTAATTCTAATTCTTTTCTCATTACATCTATATCATATTGCATAAATCCAAATGCAAGTATGACAGAACAAATAATAGTAGCTATTGCTATAATGTTTTCAACTGATATGTTTGTATTTAACTTCATTAATGTTTTCCATTTAACCTACTTATTACACCTTTTATTTCTGACACTTGATTATCTAAATCATTTATTTCTTTAGTCATGCTATCAAACTTTCTATCAAGTTTATCATCTGATTGATTCCATCTATTAATAAGTTTAATAATCATTCCTTCCATATTTTCAAGAGTTTCTGATTGACCTCTATTTTCAGTTTTTAATCCTTGTAGAGATTTTGCTTGTTCATCTGCTCTTTGAGATTGTTTAAAGTATCCATAAAAAAAAGCAGCACATACTAATCCCATCGCTCCATATTCAGCATAATATGACATAAAGTCTTCCATATTAATCAGTTATTAATATAATCCATAATATTAAAATTACAACATCTAAATAGAATAAGTCCATTATTCTTCTTCCTGTTCTTTTTCTTTACAATCATCACACACACCATTCATCGGTTGCCTTATTGGTGCATCACATTCTATACAATGAAATGGCATCGGCATTATTTTTTTCTCATTGTCATATCAATATATACTTTTAAATCAGATTTAATTTCTGCGTTCCACTTTTTTATTTTACCTAACTCATTCATAATAATATCCATACGATGTTGTAGGTTTTCATGTTTCTCATCAAATCTTTTTAAAGTGTCTTCTACTTTTTCTTTTAAAATAAATCTTACTACACTATATAAAGCAAAAGCTAATCCAACGCTAAGAGCAACTGGAAATCCTAATTCTTGTACTAATGTTATAACTTCAGAAGTCATTTCTTTTTCCTTTTCCAACTAAATGGATTTAAATTAAGTTCTCGTTCAAAGAACGATATACGTTCTTCCATTGCTTCCCTAGTTTTTTGTTCTTCTATTTGATTCTGTTCCACAAGTTTTAATATCCTATTATCAGCAAGTTCCATTCTTCGCTCAAGCTCTGCAAGGCGATTTTCAATTCGTAAGTAGCCCAACACAACAAAAGTAACTGCCACGATAATTTGCCCAAGCCACTTAATGTTAAGACTAATACGAAAATTATCATCAATTTTTGCCATCCCATATGACCTATATGTTTTTGGTTTTTCACTCACTATTCTTCTTTCTTACATCTTCCCAGATATGATGCTTGTAGCAATAATTTTCACCAATAGTAATACCATTATTAACCGTATTAGAAACGTACCAATGTTGAGAACTATCTTGGTCTGTAATAATTAAATAATCTATATGAATAGAATCAGAAGGAGTTATATTTAAACTTCCAACTGACCAACCACTTTTACATCCAACAGATAATGAAACTAATACTAAAATAAATAACATTAAAATTAACCAAGTAACTATGCCCATTATTTCTTGTTTCTTCATATTCATTCAAATTACCATCCACCAAGCTGCTGCTACTTCTACAAAAACATCTGATGATGTATTAATAGCCCATCGTTTTTTTGTTCCGTATGTTTCCTCAGTTCCTTCTACATATACTTCAAATATTTCCCAAGCAATACCAATAATTAATACCCATAATACTGCCCACAAATCTGATGCACCTAACCATTGTGCTACTTTTGCTATAAATAAACCAGCTGCTATATGATAAGATGTCCACCCATCTAATGCTCCTGAATTGACTTGCCATCCATAAAATGTTGCTAAAGGATTCTTCATAATTAATTTACACTTTCTGATTGTTTGATTCCCTGGCCCGGATTAAACCAATTAGTTTGTTTGTTTTCGTCTTCCATTAACATTTTAGTATATAATAAATCTAAATGTTTTATAAGCATTGCTACTTCTGGCATATGAATAACTAATTCTTTTTTAGGAGAAGGTTGTTCTTGTTTTTTTTCAACACCATTTTGCTTGTTATATATTTCTGCTAATGTCATTTCTTTATATGCTTTGCGTTAAAGTTTTCTACAATCCTTGATAATAATTCTGCTTTAGTTTCACTATCACTATAAGTAATACTTCTCATATTGTACCACGCTTTTATTTCTGCTTTCGTATTTGATTCATCAGGATATTCAGATTGTAAGGTAGCAATACCATTTATTAATTGATGCTTACCTATTAGTAATCTTCCGTGTCCATTATCATATAACTTAGCACATTCATCAACGTAATGCTCTTCTATTGTTTCAAAGCTATCAGAGCGTTTTACAACTTCACCATCTACTTCTACGAAGTAATCGTATCGAGAAGGGTAAGTCAAGGTTTCAACAGTTCCATCTGGGTATGTTTTTGTACGAGTAACACCGGGAGTGGTATTTTTATGCAACCTAATTCGATGACCTTGACTACTCTTCCTTATAATCATAACCTATGCTTCGACTTCCTCATCTTTAGGTTTTTCTTCAAGAGCTTCTCGAAGTTTATCTATGAACGCATCCTTACCAACACTTAACTGGTCTAAGTTAAACTGCATAGAGTTCATCTTATTCTGTAAGTCATTAATGTGGTTAAGTATTCCTTTTTGTTCATCTGTCATATCCTCGATTACGTACTCTTTATCATCGAAAGTTAAAACAGGCTTTTGTTCTTTTTCTTTTTTAGCCATTATTTAGCTCCTTTGTTTGTTAGTTAAAATCTACTTTGATTCTAATTCTTTTACTCTTGCAGATAACTCTTGAACTGCTTTAACTAAAATTGGTATTAAGTTTCCATCAGCGACTGTTTGTGTGCCATCATCTTTTAACTTCCACATTTTAAAACCATCTTCTAATTCATCGTGGTTATCTATTACTTTTTTAACTTCTTGAGCAATAAATCCGTGTAATTGTTCACCATATTCAGTTCCTAATACTGGTTCATCTGAGTCTTTATATTGTGGCAAATCTTTTTGCACATCTTTAGCTTTTTTCCAATTATAAGTAACTGGTCTTAAATCGTTTATTACATTTAATCCAGCAGAAGATGATTTAATATTTTCTTTTAATCTTTCGTCTGAACTAGCCGCTGCCCAACTATTATCTGAACCATCTAATCCCAATGATGCTGTATTAGCACTAATTCCAACAGTTATTGTATTATCGCCAGTACAAACAACACCTTTACCGATTGCAATTTGACCAGTACCTCCAGCTGCAGATGCAGCCGTATCGTGACCAACACAAGTATTACTGTCTCCTGTTGTAATATTGTCACCTGCTGCATATCCAATCATAGTATTAAAATCTGCAGTTGTGTGATTATAAAAAGCTGTTGAACCTACTGCTGTATTTTGACCAGTACCAGTTCCAGCCGTTGAGCCGTTTCCAAACATTGCATTATATCCAATAGCAACATTAGATGGAGATGTTGTAACATTAGTTCCCGCTTTACCACCTACAAAAGTATTGTAACTTGCAGTCGTTTGGTCTTCTCCAGATAAACTACCAATCGCAACATTGTTTTGAGCAGTACCACTTAATTGTTTTAAAGCATCTGTACCAACAGCTGTATTATTATCTCCTGTTAAAGGAGCACCAGAACTTCCACTAATTGCTCTATAGCCAACCGCAGTATTACTACTACCAGTTGTAATACCATCTGCACTTCCACCTCTTGAACCAGCATCGTAACCAATCAATGTATTCATATCACCACTGGTTACATTATCACCAGCTCTGTAACCCACAGCAGTATTAAACTCACCGCCTGTACAAACCTCTAAAGAATGATTACCAATTGCAACTGTTCCTGTATGAGTATGAGCAGCTGATAATGCTAGTTTTCCAATAGCTATATTATTATGATAAGCTCCTTTTGTATTTTTACCAGCTTGATAACCTATAAATGTACAACCTTCGTTTGTACTAGCTTCAAACCCACTTTGACCACCTATAAAAACATTGTGTGGCCCACTAGCTAAATCTAACCCTGCTTGATGCCCGATAGCGACATTAAATCCATCTGCTGCATAGTCTAAAACTTTAAGAGCTTCAATTCCTATAGCAATATTTTTATTACCAGTATCCTCAGTTAATAATGCGTCAGTTCCTATAGCAATATTTTTACTACCAGTAGTTACAGCACTAGCTGAACTTGAGCCAATCGCAACATTATAAAGACCATCTGTAAGTGCTGTTAAAGAACTTTTTCCAACTGCTGTATTTTGGTCGCCATCTACGATTGCAGTCATTGAATTTACTCCTACTGCAACATTGTCAGTAGCATCATTGCCAGTTGATGCTCCTTTCATTGAAGCGTACCCCACAGCTACATTGTTAGTACCATCATCTATATACTGAGCAGCAGTGTGTCCAATATAAGTATTATTATCCTCGGTATTTATAGTACCCCCAGCACTTGTACCTATGCACACATTGTCACTGCCAGTTGTAATTGAATCTCCTGCACCTGAACCAACTGCGATATTGTCATCTCCATCTGTGATTGCATATAGAGAATGATAACCAATAGCCACATTATGAGCAGCATTTTGACCATCAGCATCTGCTGACCTCATTGCTTGATATCCTAAAGATGTATTATGAGTTCCATCATCTAAAAACCTTCCCGATTCATAACCCACATAAGTATTGTAAACTGCCTTTGTAGTAGCATCATCAGCTTCTGCTCCAGCTAAATATCCAATAAATGTTCCAACTGCGGAGATTAAATCTTTACCAGCTTGATGCCCAATCATAACTGAACCATTTGAATCTATATGAGTTAAAGCAGTTCCAGCTTGATACCCTATCGCAACATTATTACTGTTAACTGTAATAGCATCTAAAGCATATCCACCAATAGCTACATTATAAAGACCTTCAGTTATTGAAGCTCCAGCATTACGTCCAATAGCCACATTGTCACCACCAGTTGTAATAGCATATAAAGCATTAGAACCTACTGCAGTATTATAGTCTCCTGAAGTAAGTCCTCTTGACGAGTTAGTTCCTATACTAACATTAAAAGTACCACCATTTACTCCTTGATTGGCTACATCGTGACCTATCAAAACATTATAATTTGAACCCGCCGCTATATTATTTCCAGTACCTGAACCAAAGATTGTATTTCCAGTACCACTATCATTATTACTAAGACTGATGCGAGAGTTAAGGTCAAGTTTTATTACATTAGTAGTTGAACCACCAGAATAAAAAGTATCCCAATGTCTAAAATTAAGAGTACCATCAGAATTGCCTCTATATATATCCCAATTAGAATTAGGGCTTGTAGCTCCTGAATTTCCTATTTTAAGAGATACAAATCCTCCGCTATTTGTACTATTTAATAACACACTAAAGTCAGATGCAGTTTGTACTGTAAGTGGAGTATTAGCATCAAGTGATGGAGCAACTCCTATACCAACTCGACCTATTGAATCAATTCTCATTCTTTCACTAGCAGCTCCACTTGCTCCTGTGCCAAATATTAAAGCAGTAGAGTTATTATCAGCTGCAAATGTATCAGTTGCTAATGCTTTGATTTCAGCACCTGTTAAAATAGCATCTGTACCATCAGATTCATAAGGAGCTGAAAAAGTTATTTTACCTAAAACATCATCTGCTACAACTGTCGTTTCGTATGTTCTAATATCTATTGATGAACCTGTTGTGCCATTTCCACCTTTTAATAAAAATTGTGAATTGTCTTGACCAGCTAAAGCAAGTCTTAAATTGTCCGTAGAAGATATACTTGCACCTTTGTCTGTAGCACTTTGATATCTGTATCCAAAATCAGCTAAAAAACCATCATTGCTTTTAGCAAATCTTACCCTAACCCCTTCTGCAGTAGAAGTAACCGCAGTATCTCTACTTCGTAAATTTATTGGGGCATCATTTAATCCTGAGTTAGTCATTTGAAGAACACCACCTGCTGCAACGTCTATGTTTCCATTTGTTTTAACTGCAAACATTGTTGCTTGTGTAGAATTTTGCAATGACAGTATATTAATATCGCCACTAGCACCAGCTCTAACTGCCAACCCTAATCCATTAGAGTGCTGATTCTCAATAAACATTGCATAGTTACCAGATACATTATCAGTAACGGTTTCACTATATGTCATAAGCCCACCGCCAGATACAGTTAAATCTCCCGATATGGTTAAGTCACCAGATATTGTACCACCTGATAATGCGACATTTAATGAATTAGACCCAGATGTTAATACTGCGTTTAATGTTTCTTTTGAAGTGGCTGCGTTTAAACCTATTGAATTACCCGAAGAATCTGTATATACTTTATTTAGGACTTCTTGGGTTGTATACTTTCGTAAGTTGTCTGCCATAACTTACTCCTATTTTATCCACCACCACCGCCACGAAGGCACTTAATTTTTATCTCACTGCGAAAGGTGAGACTGGAAAAGCAGAAGATATTATTCTCTTGTTGCTTTCATTGTCTGCTAATTTACTATAAAATTCTTTTATGTAGTATTCTTTTTTATCAATTTCGCCTCTTCCTTCATGAATCATTGCTTTTACATAATCCACTACTGCTAAAGAAAGCATTTTATTTAAATTTATATGTGAAGTAGAACTAGGAGATGTAATTGTATCTGGTTCTGGTATCTGAGTAATAGTAATACTTTCGCCTGCACTTTCATCTGTAACTGTAGAAGCAGATGTTAATGAAATTGTAGATGCTCCACTTGAAATAGAAACGCCTAATCCTCCAGATATAATATGTTCACCATCATTACTAGTACTGCCTTGTATTCTTATTTTATCTCCATCGGTAAATCCGTGGTCTTTCCACCAATAATTTATTCCAGTTAATACAGCTCTAGATGAATTTGTAAATGAAAATATTGTACCACTCCCATATCCTGTTGAACTTTCAAATGCTTCTGATATAAATGGTTCATTTAATGCAGTATATTCTATTCGTAGACCATCTGTAATATCTTCATCTGGATACATTAACTCATTGTGATAAGATTGAAGAATACCAGTTTGTGTTATTCTAGTTCTATTTCTACTTCCTAATAATTTATAAAGTAAAAGTTCTCTACCTCTTAAATAGTAAAAATATTCTTTATCTACATAACTACTCATGGTGATGTATCCTCAAGTAAGTAATGAGGTTGACTAGATATTCTTTTAATTCTTTTGTATCTACTATCACTTGTATCTAATATACTTACATTTTCTATTGCTATCATATCAGCAGGTAATCTATAAACATTATCATCATTATCTGATGCATTTAAAATATTTTGTTTATTAACTTTTATTTTTTCTTTTGTATTACTTTGTATTAAATGTATAGCATCTTTTATATATGCAATAGCAAGTGTTTCATTATCAATACCTGCTCTTTCCATTAATTCTAATACTGTCATTGTTTAACCTCCATCATCTATTATAGCAGCCACTATACATCTTACAGAAGTGCTACTATTAACTGTTGCGGCTGTTCCAGCTGCTCTTGCTTGTCCAGCTATAATATGTATATCATCTACTACTACATTTACTCTACCCATCCAAGCTTCACCTGCCCCTACTTCTATATTATCAGTTGTACTGTGAGCAGCCGTTGTGTTATCTAAAGAAAAATAAACACTATTTGTTGTAGTTGTACTAGATGTATCACTTGTGCCTGTATTTTTTATAAATAAAAATCTTACTTTATCAACATCACAATCAACTGCTGTTCCATCTGTTGTTTCTACAGCGGCTCCAATAGCTTCATTAGGCCCATTAGTTTGGTCGCCACTTGCTCCTACTAAATCAGTAGCATTAGTGTTATCTGCAAATAGTTCTTCTGATGTAGCTGTTACAATAACATTGGGAGCATAAAACCATTTATCATTTCCATCTGCAACTGTATATGTTGAAGGCCCTCCTAAAGCTCCTTTAATATTATGATGTATAACATCTTTTGCATCAGCATCGTTTTCTGCGTCTAATGTTACTATTGGTGTAAAACTTACTTGTCCTCTTGCTGTATCTGCCATTATTCGTATTCTCCTATTATTATATCTACCTTTGCTAAAGCAGTGCTTCCACTAGATAATAAATAAAAATTCCCACCATCTGCTTCACTATTAATTTTTGGAAAAATTAAAAAATCATTAACCCCAATCATTTTCATTAATGGATAAACTCCACCTCCTCCATTATAATCAACTTGACAATCGGGGGTTCCCGTTCCAGCTGCTTCTCTAATTTTAATAAACATAAATTCAATATCTAAATCACCATTAAATATAGTAGAATCTTCTAATGAAACTCTACTTGTTGTAGTGGTATAATCTTTATAATGAACTCTAGTTGAATCTGCACTAATTTCAACTTCACTAGAACCAGTAAATGTTTTACCAATATTTCCATGCGCTATAGTAGATGTTGCGCTACCAGTTGCATCTAATACTTCTAAGGGCGTTACTTGTCCTTGATATTTTATTTTAAACGAATCAGCCATTATTTTCTATTAGACATAGCTTGCATAGCCATTGATTTATTAATCATATTACTGTTTG